GAGACTCCAAGACCCACAGAGACTCCAAGACCCACAGAGACTCCAAGACCCACAGAGACTCCAAGACCCACAGAGACTCCAAGACCCACAGAGACTCCAAGACCCACAGAGACTCCAAGAAAAACACCCCCCAAACCACCTAAAAAGACTCCCCCCAAGCCAATTGGTTTTGGTGGGGGTGGTGATGATAACTATGCTGCTGAACCAGAAAAAGGTGGTTTAGTTATAGAACCTCAAGGAAAAAGAGAAAATATAGACATAAATCTAGCAGCCGATGCTATTGGTAGAATTTCTCGTCTATATAAGATAGTCTAAGATTTGTTATTTTAGATTTTGGTGTTATAATATTTTATAAAGTTGAATTTAATGCAAAGAAAAACATTTACACATAAGCCTGTTTCTTTTGACCTAAAGTTAGAAGAAGTATATCAAAACGGTTCAAGACTGTATAAGACTCCAGCAGGAATTTTTCCTAGTGTAACAACTGTTGTTGGTTGGGAAAAACAACAATTCTTCAGTGAGTGGCGTGCAAGAAATCCAGAAGAAAGCAAAAGAGTAACTTCAAGAGGAACTAAGTTTCATAAACTACTTGAAGATTATATCAATAATGTTGACATTGATTTTGATGGATTGCATTCAACTCAAAAAGCGCTGTTTAGTTTAATAAAACCAGAGATAGACAAGATAGATAATATCGTTGCCTTAGAGCAACCTTTGTATTCTAAAACAATAGGATTGGCAGGAAGAGTAGATTGTATTGCTGAATATGATGGAAAGCTTTCTATTATAGATTTCAAAGCCAGTTCAAAGGAAAAAAGAGAATCAGACATTGATAACTACTTTGCACAGGCTACTGCGTATGCATTGATGTATCAAGAAAGAACCAATACAATAATTGAAAATTTTGCAATATTGATTGCTTGTGAAGATGGATTACGTCAAGTCTTCCAAGGTAATCCTTTACAATATGTTCGTCATCTTTCAAAGTTAGTTAAGAGGTATAAAGAAGCTCATTATGTATAAGGATGTAAAAACAATAGAAGATCAGGTCAACAGTAAAGGATCTAAACTGTGGACTCAGATGAATGATAATTCAAAAGCCACTAAGTTCCGAGCCAAGTTTGTTCAAGAACATGGTGGTTTTTTTATTCAAGACGGTCTTTATTGGGTCTGGAAAAGTCCAGTAGAACAACAAAATGGTTATTGGTTAAAAAGAGTTGATACAGGGGAAAAAACATTTTTTACCAACATGACAGAGTTTGGCAGACAAAATGGTATGACTGCTGTAAAAATTTGTGAACTTTTAAATGGTAAAAGAAAGACATATAAAGGCTGGACAGCAGTTGAAATACGCCCAGTAAAGGAAACCGAGGGAGCCAAAATAAAGGCCAAGAAACCTAAAAAGAAAAAGGTTCAAATAACACAATCAGCAATATTTCAAGACATAAACACAAATGAAATTATAACTGTCCCAAGTATTGCTGAATTTGCCAAAAATAATAACTTAGACTATGCAAATCTAAGAAAAATAGCCATTGGTAAGGCAAAAACCTATAAAAATCTAAAATTGTATAACCCGCTGGAAAAATATAACGCATCTCCAGAAGGCTAAATAATTTGAGATGCAATTTATTAAACTTTTCCAAAATTTGTTTGAGGCTAGCCCTGTTGCCAAAACAGGCGAGGCAATGCGTAAAGATAGAGCCAAAGCAGGGTCAACCTCTTTAAAGGCCAAAGATGCTGCTCGTAAAAGAGCAGAAAGATCTCGTCAGATTCCGAGAGAACGCAAACCGAAGCAAGAACTCATAAAAGAAGTAATTGCCGTAAGAACAAGAGATGGTCAAGTTCAACTTATCTTTAAAGATTCATTTGACGACAGTAAACACGAAAAGATCAATAAAGAAACTCTTACTATTGATGAAGCACAACAATTAACTAGAGATCCAAAATTTGAACAAACACGGGCTTCAAAACTTCTTTTTGGTGATGTAAAGACAAAAGAGTCTTCTGAAAAGAAAGAAAAGAAAGAATCTTCAGAAGAGAAAAAAGAAGAGCCATCTGAAAAAAAGGCTGAACCAGAAGAGAAGAAAAAAGCCAAGAGAATGAATAAAAAAGAGATATTCCAGGCAATGTCTCAAATGGATGCTTCTCAATTAGCTCAAGTTCCACCCGAAATCAGAGATGAATATTTCAAGATGATGCGTAATCCCCCCACAAATAGGGATTTCGATAACATGTCTTATGAAAATTTAACTGTTAAGTTTAATCTTAGCCCGGTTTCAAGTCTTCCTTATAATCAACAAGTTATGAATGCACTCATATTCCTTGCAAAGATGAAAGCTGGTGCAAGTGAACAAGAATTGATGACATATAACGCATTGTCTCCCGAGGCAATGGAATTTACAAGATCTGCATTTTTAACTGCAAGAAAAGTTCTTTCTCAAATTGGAGATGAGTGCATTCAAAACCTTGTTTCCTCCATTGAAGCTGGAACTCAAGGAGTACAAGATGAAGGTTCAGTAGATATGTCATGTGGAAACTATAAGTTCAAAGTTTCTGCTGGTGGTGAACTGGCTTTATCTACCACACAATTTGATCAATCAAATAAGTCTTTTAAAGGTTTGATTGGAAGTGCTTTGACACAAGCCATAGCAAATCAAGATTTGATTCAAAAAGATCCACAATTACAACAATTGATGCAAGTTGGTCAAGAAGCTCAAGCAAAGTATTCAACTGTGTTAATACCAGATGAAGTACTTTCGATGATAAAAGCCAACCCAGAATTAATGCAAGAACTTCAAAAGATGAAGTTAAAAGATGCTTCTGGTAACGATATTGGACCTGCTTTCGATGAAAACGGTGAACCAAACCCATTGATTTTGGCATCCAATTATCAAAATGAATGGTTGAATGCATCGAAGCCTTTGTTCAAAGGTTCCAAATCAACAGCCAAGTCTGAATTTAAATCAAATGTAATAGCAAATTTGCTCAAGACTTATTTGCGCGGTGATAATATTCGTCAGCCAGAATTAGCACCAAATCATTTAGTAACGATTAACGGCGTATTTCCAATGAGTGATGAATATTTTAATTTGATTGCCAAGCAAGCAGAATTGGAAATAAAGCCTGCGAAAGATGTAATCAACACATCTAATATATCAAACTTTAAATCTTCAACTGGGGATCTCTTAAAGAGATTCAGAACAATAGTTGAAGAAAAACAAAAGCAGAAACAAGAAAAAGTTTCGCTTAAAGATTTGTTGATTCCATCAAATAAAATAAATCCAATAGATACAATCATCGGAAATCTATTGAATGGCAATGATTTCAATATCAATGTAAGCCTTATTCCCGGAATGGCTCCAAAAGATTTAAATTCAGTTGAATATAATTACGTAACTATAGGGAAAAAGACAATTAAGATTCCTGTATTGAATAATGAAAAAATTGCAAATCAAGTTATAGATGAAAATGCCTTGATATTAAATGATGCTTTGATTGAAGCTTTAAGCAATAACTTTGTTCTTTCGAATATGTTGCGCTCAGAATTAATAACAGATTCCGAAGCAGAATTCATTCAAACAAATTCAAGTATTTTACTAGAATCAACAGAAAATGAATCTCCAATCAAAACATTATATGATTTGGTATTGGAGAGATACAACACAAATCCAAGAAGATTGGTAGCTTTCTTGCAGTTCCAAGAAGAATATAAAAGAGATTACAAAAAAGAATACAAGAATTATCACGGAAAACCAAAGCAAAGAAAAGAACGTGCTGCAAGAACAGCTGCACGGGAACTAATGATTAAAAAAGGTCGTGCCAAAAAAGGTGACGGTAAAGATGTTGACCATAAGGAGCCTTTAAGAAACGGTGGATCAAAGAGTATAAATAATTTGCGTGTCCGTGATAGATCTGAAAATAGATCGGATAATGGACATAAAGAAGGTGAAGACCAGAAAAAAGGCAGTTGGAAATGATATCTAACAAAATAAAATTAATTACTGAAAAAGTTTATTCCAACTCCGGTCTTGGGAAATGGTTTAATAGAGAATCTGCGGGGGATGGTCCCGGTTGGGATAGATACAACACCAAAGGTGAGAGAGTTGGTAAGTGTGGTGACGCAGAAGAAGGTGAGTCATATTCAGCTTGTTTGAGCAGACAAAAGGCAGACAAGTTAGGAAAGAAAAAGATTGGTAGTTTTGTCAGAAGAAAAAGAGCAGCACAAAAGAAAGCTGGTCGTGGTAAAAAGGGGACTGGCAAAAAAGGAAAAAAGCCAATCTTTGTTAAAACAGGTGTTACTGAAGTAAAGGAATCCTTTGAATTGTTTTTGGTAGAAAATTCAAATCATGTAATGCCATTAGAGTTTACAAGCATTGAAGCCAAAGAACTTCTTCCATTTGATTATATAATAAACGAGAATGGAAATATTTTTAATGTAGACATGATTGAACTCAAGGAAGATGGAAATTATGAAGTTTGGTTAACAGACGAAAATGGTTGTGAATCCATAGAAACCTTTACTCCAGATACAACAATGGGATTTGTAGATGTATCAGAGGGTGAAGAATACAATCAATTTGATGAATTGATTGAATTACATGAAGAAGAAAAGAAAAAAGTAAAGCTTAATAAGATTATGCGTGGTGATGTAAAAAAATACAAAGTTTATGTAAAAAACGACAAAGGAAATGTCGTAAAAGTAAACTTTGGAGATCCGAATATGGAAATCAAACGGGACGATCCAGCACGTAGGAAAAATTTCCGTGCTCGTCACAATTGCGATAATCCTGGACCGAGATGGAAAGCAAGATATTGGGCGTGCAAGACATGGAGCGCAAAGCCAGTTTCTGCTATGTTAAAGGAATCTGAAGAATTAAACGAAGCAAAGAATAAACCAAAGGATCCAAAAAAGTGGTCTTCTTGCATTTCGCAAGCAAAACAAAAATTTGATGTTTATCCAAGTGCATATGCAAATGCTTGGGCTGCAAAGTGCTATAAGAGCAAGGGTGGCAAATGGAAAAAACTTACTGAAGAAATTGCTGCCATTGCCCTAGACGGCATGAAAAACAAAGTTTATAATCCAGATTTGTTTGACTTGATTAAGAACAGAAACCCTTAAAATTAATCTAAATAAAAGAGAAGCCATGAAATTTAAACAATTACTTTCAAAAATCAACACACTAATCGAAAATGCACCCGAACACACAGAGGGTGGTGGTCTTTTCATCGGAGACCCACAAGGTGCAGGAAAAATGTCAGCATTGACCGACAAGGGGACCTTCAATCTTAAGCTTCCTAGATCAATCGATGCAATAAATGCCCTTTTGCATACCTTCTCCAACAAGGATTACATTGATCCTGATGGAGTAACATCAATTGTAAAGCAAAAATTAAATCACTTTGGTCTTGATTTTTCTTGCAGTGGAAAAGTCAATGATGGTGAAAATGTTTATGAACTAGTACAATATGGAAGCCCACAACTCGGTGTCTATGGTCAAAATCCATATGATGATGTAAATAAGACTGGCTTCAAGCAAGGTGATGGAATTAAAGAAAAGCTAGGCCACTCCTTGAATCTTATTATGAATGTGCAGAGAATGCCTACAGGTTTGCGTAAAGTAAACATGATGATTGTTCCTGCTGCCTCTTCTTCGTACAATAGTGACATGGCAGGAACAGATTGTGGCTGCGAACACTGAGACTTTAATGCAAGAAAAATATAGCTCTCTGACAGAAGAAAATTTTATGGAATTCTGTCAGAGATATTATTTTAATGCAGAATGCTCAGGAAAAAATGAATTTACGGATGACCTAAAAAGAATAAAATACATCAAAAGACTTCTTCAAAAGATCCATAAACATAAAACTTTAAAATCAATACGTGAAAGATTGATAATAAATCATCTTATAATTTTAAAAAACGTTTTTGGGGATGAACGATGTGCTAGAATTTTATTCTTTAAATTAGAGCCAAAATTACATTCATATTTGAAATCTTTTACAGTATTTTTGGAATTTTCTATATCAAAATTACCAGAAGTAAATTACCAACAATTGAATACCGATCCTCGGGTTGACAGAAAACTCTCTCAAACAGAAAACTAAATATTTTTGATGCAACCTAGTTCATACGTGCCATCTTTCTATTTCTATAAGTTGGCTGACGCCATAAGCGCACCATATACTTCTTTGGATGCTTATAGAGCAGGAGCAATAGATTCAAATGGCAATTTATTAAAGCCAGTCAGCAGCATTGATGCTTTTGAATTTTTAGTAATTAAACTCAAGCAAATTTTTGACCAACTTCCTTACGGGACTACTAAAGCCAAATTATCAAACTATTTGGCGACACTAAATTTATTTTCTGAAGAAGTAGAAGCATACGAAATTACACAAGAACAATTTCATTGTTTAGTTGAGGGAATCGTTTGCCACAATACCAACAATGAAGTAAGTTATCTTGAATTATTGGAAGACATGGGAACAGGTGGTGGAGCTGGTGCTTTAGGAGTTCCTGCTCAAGGTGGAAATATAAATCAAGGTGGTGTGTCTGGTTACGATATCAAAATGAAGCTTCCATTATTAAAAAGGAAGAAAGGTGATTATTTTGATGACTGTGAAATATTTGATGTGTGCCCAGAAGAATTCAGTTCATTCATGAATTCAAAGCAATGGAAAGATGTACCAGATAGTGAAACCAAAAATTATTTACGTAGATTTCAGCGTAGAAATAAAAATGGAAAAGTGGGTGTTCGTGGATTAAATCCAGTATCAGGAGAACAAGATCTTTTTTGGATAACTTATCCTGCAAAAAATTTTATGGAAGAAGTTGATTTGCTACCAGTTGCTTATCTTCTAAAAGAAGAAAGTGAATTTGTTTTTAATGATTCTCATAAAAATAAAATAAACACAGCAATAACAAATATGTTTAACATTGGAGCAAGTGATTCGGATCCAAATCTATCTATTTTAAAAAGTGCGTCTTCTGGTGGTCATCACGCAGAACTACAAGCAAGACTTTTATCATTAGGTCATGGTTTAGATAATATTACAGGAGTTCAAGATTCTAAAAAAAGAGATTCTGCTATTGATAGCTTTTTAGATCAACATGTTTTAGGATCTACAAAATCACCTTCTGATCCTGATAGACCAGGCGGAAAGAAAAAAGAAAATAAATTACCAGATTTATTTTTATTTGATCCAGATACACAGACAACAATTGGATCAGAAGTTAAAACACATAAAGCAGCAGGGGCATTTCCTACAAAATGGCCATCTTTTGGTAAAAAATTAAGAAGAAAAGAGTGGAAAGCACAAGGAGTAGAAGAACAAGATTTAGAACCTACCTCACAAAAAGGAAGATATAGAATTAAATTGCCACCAGAAGTTGCAGGAGAACTTAGTTTAGAAGCCGCTAAAGGATTAGTTAGATACGGAACAAAAAGTGGTAATAAAACTGTAATTAGATCTGAATCTGGATCATATCATATTTTTGACACACAGGATGTAATGGAACATTGGGCTAATTCTATTGGATTTCCTTCTGTAAAATCTAGAAGTAGAGGAAAAAAAGTAGAACAGGCAAAACCAGAAACTGCTGGCCACTCAATTGAATTAACACCATTAACTGGACTTATTGCTAAAGCAAAAAAAGGCCAAATTAAACATAGTAGACTTACTATGTCTAAAAAGGCCCTTGATTTAATCAAGTCTGCTGTGGATCCAAGTCTTCATGAACATCTTGATAGACTAATAAATCCACACTTAGTTACAAGTTAATCCTGAATAAAGTTTTTCTTCTTGCAGCATTTTGGTTTACTGCAATAATTTCTATCTCGGGCTTCACTGATAATCTTATTATCAGCATCTTCCCAACCAGTTTTGTATTCCTTCCAATAAGGATCCATACCAAAGATCGCTTGATTTGGGAGTTCACCACCATTCATACGACAATTGAAACCCTTATCATAACCTTCACCTGGTTTATATGCACTCATAATTAATCCTTTTGTTTTGGGGGCATTGGAATCATTTGAATTTGATTCAATACTTTATCAAGAGCCTTAACATGCGCGAATTGCTCAGTGATTGCAAGATAACCACGAATCTCAATCAATTTCATATATTCGTCTTGCGTAAAGTTAACAACCGTAGACTTTTTATTGTTTTTACGTGATGCCTTTTTATTCGCTTCTTGCTTCATGCTTTCTTTCATGATCTCATTGAGATTGAGATAATTGGCAAGATCCTCTAAACCATCTTCTTTATTCATGTTTTCCCACATTTTCTTAAATGCATCAGATGGCTTGGAATAACGATAAAACTTCCATGCATTAAATGGGTAGTTATTGGGATTATTTGCATCATAATCTCCATTTTGCCATTGATCAAAATCGTTATGGTCAGAATTATTCATAGGTTACTTTCAGTTGACATCAAAGAACTGTTCATACAAAACTTTACCGTGATTATCTGTTACGGAAAGATAACGAACATGACGAGTTAATGCGTCATTGATATTTAGACCATCCTTTGAACCAAAGGAAAGGTTCTTAATCCAGGCAGCACAACCACCCAGCGAAATTCTTACCTCGTAACCATTGGCATCAGAACCATAAAAATCAAATGTGGCTTTCTCGCCATCATAATATGTAAAGAAACAATCAATCTTATCAAACTTCTTACGAACGTCCTCAATGGACATTTGAACAGTATTAGCCATTAGGCAATCTCTCTAGCTTGACTGACTTTGGAAGTTGGTTAATCCGGTCAAGCTCTCGGAGTGTTCCAACCTTGGCGTTCATCAGGCTAGCAGCCCGTTGACGCTTACGACGTTCCTGACTTCTCTTATGCTTACGATTAGTAATACGTTGCTTTGAATTAGGCATGACTATATTATATCACTTTCTTTTGTTTTTGTCAAGCTTTAGTTTTAAATCCATGTTTTCTGCTGCCAGTTTACCTGCAGCCAATGTAATTTCACGGTTTAATTTTTGGAGTTCTTGGACTTTTTCTTTGAGCTTTTTGATTTGGTCTTCTTTTGGCATCCAAAAATTTTGTCCCAATTTTCACAATAAATTTTGTAATTTACGGGGCGATAAGAGTCCCCTTTTCCTGCGTCACTCATAACCATATTATAGCATTGTTTCAGAATATGTCAAATCTAAATAATTTTATGAAGAACAATAAAGGTTATTACAGTTGGATTCATTCCATGAAGCAAGCCGCTATGGAATCCCATTTAAAAGGCCGTAAGATGCTTTCCGAACAAAAGGAAAAGAGTGAAGAATACTTTAAGGAAGTTGGAAAGGCTTTAGTAAGACCTGGTGAAGCTCCTGTAGTACACCCAGATTATCCTGAAGAAGCTTCTATGACTTCTGCCCAAACTTATGAAAAGATAAAAGCAGAAAAGATGGCAAGAGGCGAAGGAAGAAATTTAAAGAGAACAAGAGGTGGGGAAAACGATGTTGTTCCTGCTGGTGATGCCAATGCAGTTCATGCTGACGCACAAGATGGAGTTATGGGTGACGAGGGTGATGAAGGAGAATCAATCACACTAGGCAGTGTCAAACCATCAACAAAACCAGGAAAGACTTCTCCGATTGCTGCAAGAGCAAGAGTAGAGGCTGGTTTTGCTTTACCCGGTGATAAGGAGATTGTTGATGCTGATGAAAGAGAATATATGGATTCTTTGGAACCACCTGAGCGCTATACAGAAGTAGCAGATTCAAGAGGAAAAGTTGTACATATGCCTATGGAATCAGTCAACGACAAGATCAATAAATTTTTGAAAAATTAAAAATCTGGATAACCGATTTCTCGGGTCCATTCCCATTCTTCCCAAAGTAGTTTAGCAAAATCGTCGCCCTTATTATGGCGACGATTTTCTATTTCAGCCATTCCGGGAGCAGAAATGGGGGCTTCAAGTTCCCAAGAATACCAATACCATTCTCCGGGGTCTAAGCGTCTGTTTGTAACAAGACACCGGATTTCCTTTGGCATATATCAATTAAGTAAAAATCCAGTTCCACCACCCAAAGCAGTTATTCTTTCTACTTCTACAGGAAGAATAGCAAACCCAGGTGCCCCACCAAACTGAATTGTTGCACCAAATGTACCTCCAGCTGAATTAAAGAAATAAACTGAAGCAGTTGTATTTGATGCACTAGTTAGAAGAATTCCTTTATGAGAAGGGATTGCTGCGTTTACTGTAAATGGTGTTGCTTTATTATATTTGTCGTACATGATACAAATATTTATAATGGTTTACCACTAAGGTCTTTCATAGGCAAAGATGACCAGAAAGGTTTCAAATGTTCTGCGTCTGTTGCAAACCCAACCATCCAAATACATCTATAAACTTTGCCAATTTTTTGATTTACACCTATATGATAGGAGGCCCCCTCCGAATATTGATCCACTTTAACTTTAAAAGGAGTTTTTGATTCAACTTCCTTTATAAAATTTTCAACGTATTCGGGGTATACGGGACGAATAATAGGAGGAGCAGGCTTTGCTTTGCGCTTTGGTTGAGTAGATGTTTTTCTAATTCTTGGCATAAATGCGGCTGGAGAGAATCGAACTCTCATATCAAGCTTGGAAGGCTAGCGTAATGGCCATTATACTACAGCCGCGTATAAATATTTACATGAAAAAACTAACAGAAGGTAATGTTTACAACGTTCAACAAGAAGTATCCAAAAAAGACTTTCCTGATGTTAGCAAAAGTGGATTGAAAGAATGGTCTGCTGCTGTCAGAAAAGAATTAATGCAAAAATTGCGTTCATATTCTCCAGAGCAAGTAGACAAAATAATCAAATCAACTTTTGGTGACACAATTAGTTCTCTTTAAATTTTTAAAGTAAGAATCAAATTTTTCAATAAGTTTTTCTTTTGCCGAAATAAGCCTATTATATTCTTTGGTAGATGATTTATCATTAGTCTCACATCTACCTATGTGTTTCATAGTTTCACCATATTCGTAAATATGATCTTCTAGTTCTTTTGGACTCATAAGTTTACGATAAATAGTATAGTACCAAAGATGGGGTTGTCAACCATAAACAATCATGTATTTCAAAAATTATGATCCAACTTTGCATGATGTTTATCTATATGGTGCGGGTAACACTGGTTATCCCATAGCTTTAAATTCCAATTGTCTGATTTATGGTGCCAGTGCGTCATATCAACCAATTTCTTTGAGATATAGAGATTGGACTGTTGTAGGAAATTGTGGTGCCCCTCCACCCGGAACTTCTTTGGGATTATACCCAAATTATTATAATATTGGTTATCCTTTGTTTTGGTGGGTATCGGATACTATGTTGGGTGCCTGCACACACTTTTCTCCAGATAAACCATGTGATACTACAGCTCAATTTCCTTTAGTAAAAGAAACAGGATTGACCGCATCATACGGGAGATATTACTGGGATGCAGGATTTTCTAGTAAGACATATTATGATAATTTTAGAGGGGTTTATAATTGTGTAACATACGAACCTGATGTAGATATTCCAAGATATTTTCAAGGTTGGTCTGGTGGTTGTGGTGCATGTGAAGCACAGGCACCTGGTTATAGTTTAGGTGCAACATATTATCAAATAACCACTACAGACCACTCTTTTTCAAGATTACCAGCAGTTTCTTCACCAAATATATTTACTGGGAAAAAATTAAGAGCGATTTCGCCTTTGGGTGTTTTGACACAAGCACAAGTTTCTGGTTTAACGCAATACTTAGTTACTGCAAATGGAACAGATGAATTTGATCTTGGAAACATAGTTTATGAGTTTCCTGTAAATGATGTATATTTTTGGGGTGGTAATGACACAATACAGCCTGTATCAAAGTTGAGATTAGGTTATAGACAACTTGATATATTACCAAATTCACTGTGGCCTTCACCCAGTTATGTTTATAAAAGAGGGCCATTTATCAAAATGATTTTTGATGAAGCCGAAGAAGTTCAGTTATGGGAAGGCGATTCATCTGGTTTACTTTTGTACATGAAAGATGGTGAGCTATTTTCTCTTATGTCTTTGTTAACAACTGCAGGAGTAGGAGATTTGCATTCATCCACTATATTGCCAAATATGCAATACATGCTTTCAGAGACAGATATAAAGCCAACTTATTTTTATTCCAATAGAGGAACTGGAACTGCGGCTAATAAAGCAGGATTTTCGGCTGCTTATTTGGCGATGGCAAATGCATTAGTAAATGCACAGAACAAATATGCAGAATTGACAAGCATACCTCTGGCACCAAGTGGTTTAACTGCAAGTGAACCATTATCAAATGGCACAACTCTTACATGGCAAGATAACTCTAATAACGAACTTGGATTCAAAATTTTCTATTATAATCCTTCTGCATATCCCGAAGCACCTTCGGGGCTTACATCTTTGAGTATAAATGAAAATGGAGTAACTTTAGCATGGACAGACAATTCTTCGAATGAAGATGGATTTAAGATATTTTATCGTTAATGATAAGGATAAATAAAATAGAACATGTCAGAACAAATATACATTGAAGGTAACACTTACACACTAGGTGCAACAGTAGGACCTGTTTCAGGTACTGGTGGTTCTACAAGTTATTTCTTTGGAAACTTAAGTGGTGGACAAACATATTATTTTGTAGTAGTCTCGTATAATTACAGCGGATTTTCTGGATATGCTGGTCCAATTGCAGTATATACGCCACCAGAAGAGGAATCGAGACCATTAATATATCTTTACGCATGGGATTGGCCCCATATATCTGGATCCGATAATCAAAGAATTTGGGGATCTGGTTCAACAGGCAATCTTGTTACTTCTAGTTCAAATATTAAAGAAACAAATTATAATTGGACGGGTCAAGGAACCAATACATCTAGAATTTCTGAAAATATAACTGATCCGTTTTCTGGTACAGGTGCATTTGCAATAAATTCAGTAACAACTTTAAATGAATATGTTGCGTGGAGAACCAGTTCTTATAATTTAGAATCAGGAAATACTTACATATTTTCATTTTGGTTAAATGTAACAACAGGTGCAACATTAGCTAATTTTAGACTGATTAATCTTACATCATCCAATACTGGACCCGCTTCATTTGCAATGGCAATGAATCAAGTTTTGCCACCACCAACTTCTGCAAGAGGACCATCAATTGAACAAACAATTCAATATCCAGAATCAGCTTCTTTTAGTGGGTGGCAAAGATTTGGTTATGAATTTTATCTAGGTCAAACACAGGAACACGTTTCTTGTTATATGATAAGTGAAAATAATAAATCAGGGGGATCAACTTGGTATGTGTATGGTCCTCAATTAATAAAAGGAACTACCACAACAAATTACGTTAGTACATCATTTGGCTGTGCTTCTTCTGATTTATTAGTTACAAAATATTATTATAATGATTCTAATACAGAATTACAATATACTGTTGGAAATTCTGCTTGGTTAGCTTTTGGTGATTCTTACGGAATATCCTATTCAATAGGATTGGTAAATCCATTTTCTAATTCTGTATTTGAACCACCATACACACAAAATGTTGGACAATCAAATTGGTCTAGAAAACAATTTGAAAAATTAAAAGCGTTACCAATAAGAAAAAGAGCAATACAGCCTAATTTTTTAAATACAAATTATCACATCCTTTTTGATGATGATAAATTGAGTTTTAGTGGTGGAAGTTCTAGATCTTATCTAAATGATGATTCTAATTTATCATATACAAGCCCTATTTCAAATTATTATCCGAATCCATGGCCTGTAACTGGAATTAGTGCAATGCAAAAAGTATGGGGTGAAATGGTAGATTACATGAAATCATCAGGTGTTACTCTAGACTTTGTTTTTATGGATAAAGAGGGAACATTTTTTGATTTAGACTTTGTAGCCAATAATGCATCAATAGCAAATTCTCTAATATCTGGAAATGCAAAATATAATCAATCTTGGTATGGAATAACTTCTTGGAAAGACATATATGAAGGTGTTGGTGGTGTTACCAGTGGTCCAGCAAGTTATAATTATAGTTATTCACCAAAACCATATTTCTTAGGTTGGCATTATGCTGCACAAACATATGATGCAAAAAATCTTGATATAGCATTTACTAATAAATTAATATCTGAATATCCCGATATAACAGTATCAAATTATGATGATTATATTACAGATCCTGGAATGTGTGGTGGTCCACATGATATGAATGGTCACCCTCTTCCAAGGGGAGCATATGTTGGAAATGCTTCTTCTCCAGTTTTGTATGGTTATCTGAAAGTTTTGGTACAAGATTTTGTTTCTGATTATTCAAAAGTTTGGTCTATAAATGGTTCTGATCCAACAACATTAGAATATTTTGGGTCAGGTGCTTCATTAACAATAGGACCATGGACAAGTTTTTTGCAAGCAATGGGAGAAGTCCGTTCAGCAAAGAGAAATGCTTTAAACATTCCTTTAACACCTTGGATTGGCCCGGTGTCTTGGTCTATGGAAAGACAAGATTTATTACCTGTAGTTTGGTCTGGACCTGATATAAGTCCGCAAGAAGTTCGTGATAAAATACAAGAATTGGGTTTATGTGGAACAAAAGGTGGAACGGCAAATTTTTGGCATAAAGGTCCCCGTATTGGATTTGCAGATTCATCTACTGGATATAATTCAAAAGAACATGTGTATTATACTGAAGTTTCTGGCAACTCTGCTTATTATTTTGAATTTGTGCGTCATGTGTTATTACATGGTACAAAAGGAATTGGATTATTTAATCCAACAACATTTATTGATTATGGTGTTACTGGTGTATGTTTAGCAACACTTGATATTAATAATAGTAATTTTTCTCAATCTTTAATAAAAACATATTTTATGTCAGGATCCACTGCTCACGTTAACGAACTAAAGCAATTGGACGACACAGTACAAGATACTTTAGATAAAATTGGTGGATTTACTTTAACAACAGCTGATTATTCAAAAATACCCTGGAATGCAGAATGGGTTGCAAGTGGTGCACCCGGATTGAATGGTAGTACTTGGTGGTGGAGAATTACAGGTAATCCAAATTATATAGTAACTGTTGATGGTAATACTGTATTGAGTGCTACCGGACCTGGAATGTGGTTAGGAACCACAGGACCAACATTAGGAGTCAGCATTTCTTCATCTCCTGTTTTGGCACCTTTGTAATTTAAATTTGACAAATAAAATTTACGATATATAATAAGAGTCTGCCACCTTAGCTCAACGGTAGAGCCTTGCTTTTGTAAAGCAGAGGTTGCGGGTTCGAATCCCACAGGTGGCTTTGGCGAGTTTACTCAAGCGGTCAACGAGGGCAGACTGTAAATCTGCTGGCATTGCCTACGAAGGTTCGAATCCTTCAGCTCGCATTATGCATAATGTTAACGTACCACATTTTTATTGTTATCTTCGTAAAGAGCACATGTATCAACATGAGCAGCATAAAGGAGAGTTTGACAAGGTTTTAGTATTTGGAGCACAATCTTGTGCTGGTTATGCTATGACATTCCATGTCATGACTGATTACGGGATTGTTCGTAGCAGAGTTCCAATTCACATGCTTTGTTGGAAACCGGATGCTCCTTTGATGCCCTTGGACCATTTGCAATTATGGGATTGTTTTCATGAAAATGTATCAATGGTTGAATATGATGCTCTATTTGATTGCAGAGCAAAAGTTGTTCTAAAAGATAAGACTGAACACTGGGGTGATTATGTGATGACTTTTGATTGGTACAGAAACGCCTATTCAGAGGAACCTACTCAATACAAGTGTCTTCATATGATTGCATTGGATAATGGAAACTATACACTACAGCCAAACAATAGAATATTTTGGAAGAATATGTCTTTTGTAACAAAACCATTTCCGGAAAAACCAGATTTCAAAGTTGATAATAAAATTTGGAAATGTGAAGGAGAAAGTGATCGCTGGATTATTGATGGCCATGATGACAATTATTACTACGATATAGAACCAACTAAATAATTTTATGCGTAGTCCAGCAGCGAGATAATCGTCCGGCTGATAGGGTCTTTGGTCTAGAACAGAGATCTGATAAGCAATAGAGGTGCAAGTCCTCCACTACGCTTTGGTATTGTTGATCTCGGATAGAAATACGAACAGCACTGGGGTTCGAATCCCCACGACTCCATTAGCCTTACCGAAGGATTCTGCAATTCCTTAGAGATGGCGAGTAAAGTCCTCATAGCAGTGGGGCACATCCCGAAGTCCTAGGCTTCGGGAACTTAGGGGTCGAAAGGCATCGACTGGCGTAAAGTATTGAAGAAGGAGATACCCGACACGGGTAACAAGTGTCGTAAATAAACAGTTGCAACAACAAAAGCCGCACCAATGCGGATGGCTGCTTAAAGCAGTGGGGTTTCCCGGTTTTCCCGCGACTGAAAAACCGGGTTTTTTATTGCCATAAATATCTTCATGATCGTAAAGCGCGGAAACAAATACATGGTTATGGACTCAAAGGGAGAAAAAATTCTTGGAACCCATGAGTCTAAGCAAGGAGCTGAAAAGCAACTTACAGCCATTCATATTTCTCAGGAAAAGAGAAAAAAGTTTAAAGATCATTTGGAAGAAGCAGCATCATTGACTCTTCAATATCATAATGAGTTAAATCCAACTCTATGGGAAAATAATAAATTAAAAGCAGATGTAAAAGACAAATTGTTGCAAATAGCAGATGTGTGGTCAAAGTTTGCAAAAATTCCAAATGAAGCCATAGAAGATGTATTGGTTGTGGGTGGAAATGCTAATTTCAATTACACACCTTATTCAGACATCGATCTTCATATTTTGGTGGATAAAGAAAAGATAGCAGACTGCCCAGAAATTTTAGATGAATATCTAAGAGATAAAAAACAACTTTGGGCACATTCTCATGATATTAAAATTTTTGATCATGATGTTGAAATTTATGCCCAAGATATTTCAGAAACAGTTCCAGCAAACCAAGGCTCTTACAGTTTAGTAAAAGACATGTGGTTAAATGAGCCAAGACAAGAAGAAGTAAATCTTGAAGATCCAGAGATACAAACTAAGGTATTGGATTTTATTCACAAAATTGAAAGCATGATATCTTCAAATGCAAGTGATGAATCCTTTGATAAATTGAAGAAAAAATTCAAAGATATGCGTTCAGCTGGTTTGAAAAAGTCTGGTGAATTTTCAGTAGAAAACATGGTTTTCAAGGAACTGAGAAATTTAGGATATTTTGACAAAGTTAATGATTACATAAAAAGCAGACAAGACGAAAGTTTGAGTCTTAAAAAATAATAAATATTATCATGGAAAACAAGAAACCAAATCTATCATTCGTAGAACTAGTTGAAAAGCTTTTGAGCGAAGCCAAGAAGAAGAAAGAAAAGTCCCACGGGAAAGCCAAGGAAAAAATGGCTGACAAGGACTATGATGGTGATGGTGAAGTAGAAACCTCAAAAGAGGAATACTTTGGTTCCAAAGATAAAGCCATTAAAAAGGCAATGGGAAAGAAAGAAATTGTTTCTAAAAAGAAGAAGAAGGTCCTAAAGGAAGGAACCGAAGTAACCGATGGTAATTTTACTTACGGTGGATTCCCAAGAGTCTTGAAGGAAGCTGAATATAAGATTCCAGCCAATCCAAGAGAAGAAGCAGAAAACGAAGATAATCCAGCAACAGTTGGAATGGATGAAATGCATAAACTCTTATCTGGACCAGGACATCCTTTAATGGCTGGTCAAACTAAAGGTGGAAAAAGAGGTGTGCCTGATGAAGTTCGTAAACAAGGAATTGCACACATTGAGACTCTTAAAAAACACCCAAAAGGAGCCGTTGAAGGTTACGGACCAGAACACCAATTTTACAAAGAAGCAAAAGCAGCACATGAATTCTTTAAAACCAATTTCCCAGATTTTGGTGTAGAAGAACAAATCGCTAGTGAATATAACTTAGGCTAATTATTATCATGGATCCATATATTAAGCATCTCAATGAATTAGTTTACACAGTTCAAGCTCTTACAGAAGAACTTGAAATTGCATATGAAATTATTGATAATCTTTTTGAAGATGAAGATTTTGATCTAAACGAAGAGGTTCTTCTTGAGAAGAAGAAGTGGATTCAAGCTGCCATTGAGAAGGAAGGGTCACTCCGAAAGACTCTCAAGGCTAAGGAAGGTAAGAACATTCCCGTATCCAAACTTGAGAAGGCTGCAAAGAAAGGTGGAAAGACTGGCAAAAGAGCCAGACTCGCACTCACCCTTCGTAAGTTATCTAAGAAGAAAAAAGACTAATACCCTAGGAATAGTATTCTTAGGCCGACAACCCCGTGAAGTGCGGGGTTGTTTCTTTTAGCAATCTATGTTTCTGTAGTAATCTATGACTTCAACATGATCTTCAAGTTCATGGAATCTCTTCATCACTTGCATCTTTAGGTCATATGCACGGGCTGAGATATCAAGATATTCCTTCTTGTCATAGTATTTGTCTGGAAACTTGGCAATAATCTTCCCGATCTCTTCACAAGCAATTGCATACTCGTTCAGAAGAATCTTGACAGGCATGATGCTGATTCTCTCTTGGAATTGTTTTTCATCCATGTCAATAAAGAATGGAGTGATCTTCCAAGGAATTGTTTTTGTGACCATTTTTTTAATTTTCTTTTTTGCCATATTATCTCTCCACGAATGAAACCCAATCTTGATGAACTACATGGTTACCAGCGTAACCATCCTTGATCTTGCTGACATCCCACCAGATTACATCGCCAACCTGAATGTCTTCGGTGAGTTTATTACCGATTGACTCTACCTTTGCAGGAATGATTTTTGAGGATGACTTCTCGTTGTATATGATTCCTGCAGCAGTGGTTTTTTGACCACCGATCAAAGACTTTGCGAGAATCCATTTGCCGACTGGTTTTATTTTTTTATCTGTCATAAATTCCTTCGCTAGGATTCGAACCTAGAAAGAGAGATCCAAAGTCTCCCGTGTTACCGTTACACCACGAAGGAGTGAACCTTGGCACAATAATTATTCATTATGATGCCAGAGGCAGTACCAACATTGATGCTTCTTACAGAACCATACTGAGGAATGTAAAGAAGATCATCACACATATCTAGAACGTCTCTTGGAACACCGATTTGCTCCTGCCCAAAGATCATAATATAATGCACATTTGGGTCAAAGTCAAATGCATTTATGTCTTTTGCTTCACAAACATTATCAATTCCCAATAGTTTAACCTTGCCTTCATACTGGGAAACAATTTCTTCAATGTAGGAGCCGAGATTGTCAATGCTTTTGACATGACGGAAGTTTGTGTAGTGATGAGTACCGACAGTCCCTCGCCTATCGTATTTCTTATTCCCATAGATAACTACTTCTTTCGCCAGAAACGCATTAGCATTCCGTATAATGGTTGCAATATTAAAATCGTTACCAATGTTGCAGCAGATAACAGAAAAGTTATGGCGCTTAGTCTCAAGATCAGCTCTGATCGCGTCATCTGTCCAATATTTATAGTGATCAATAAGGTTGCGAGTTTCCATATTCATCCAATATTTCCATACCCCATACCACGAACAAAGAAGTGTTCTTCGTGGCGATCAAAACCAAAACATTCTCTTGCATAATCAAGAATAATCATCTTGTCAAACTTATTACAGGAATATACATCAAGAGTGATGAAATGTGTTGGTTCGATTGAGTGAATTTGGATACCACTTTCAATTAGAGGAACCCAAGCACTAACACCCAATTTATCGGGATAGAGTTCTTTTCCATCTTTTGTAGGGCCGTGAATGACAAATGGTTGACTCATTCGGGTCATACCGATCTTATCAACAACTCGCTCAAGAAAGCGATAGTGAAGCTCCAGATCATCAGCAGCACCAATACGACAATTGTACATGTCCAAAAAATACGAATATCCGAATGGCTTACTCATTGACTAATACTTTCTTTTCAAGTTCCTTGACCCTATCTTCTAATCTTTCAAATATAACTAACTGCATCAAAAATGTAACACATAAAATTGCTGATGCAAATAGAGCATCGTAATAAGTAAAATATTTTTTCTCGTTATTCATCTTTTCCTTTGGCCCACCCACCGCCATTTTTATATTCATTTAAAATGGAACGATTGGAATTAATGTGGTCTTTATAAATTTCATTCAATCTATGTTGCATAGGAAAATGCTTCAAAACTCTCGCAGCTCTGTCACGAATATCAGATGGAACTTTCGGAGTATGTGCACAATTCAAAAGATCATATAAAAAGTTTTTTGCTGCAACTAAACTATAATATTCTTCATGAGGTAAAGTCATTAGTGTAACCCCAATTCTTCATCTAGATCAGAAAGCCTGTCAAGAGCATCATTTGATTTATTCCATCTCTTTTGATATGCTTGCTCTCTTTCAGGAGTTTTAAACTTTTTCATGTGAGAACATTTACAAAATTGAAATTCATCGGAATCGGGATGAATGAGAAGATCATCCCATTCATCACAGAAATGCCAGCCTTCTTTCATCTCATCTTCAGAAAGACGAATGCATGGGCCTATTCCTTCCATGAGACACTTGTAGCGCTCAATGGACATTCCATAAAAAATTTTGTCTTCCATACGCATATTATACACCCTACCACTCCAATGTCAATTTTTACAACCAGTTTTTTCTTCCTTTACGAAGAAACCATATATGGTTCCAACGATCACTGAGTAAATTGCTATAGAAGCAAATATGCTCAAATAAAAAAACAGTATGATGGGATCATACCAGTTATCAAATCTTTTCTTTTCTTCCAAGTTTTAATTCTCCATTTTCATCTTCATAAACGAAAGAACAATTTTCTTTCTCTGTCCAGCAACCACAATTTATGTAAAGAGTTTCATTTTTAGTTGTTATTTTTGGATCATGTATATGACCACAGATAACACCATCATATCCTCTGTCTTTTGCATACTTGCAAATAACTTCTTCAAAACTCTCTATGAACTGAGCTGCCTTCTTTACTTTTATCTTTATGTATTTTGAGATTGACCAATATTTCATTCCCAAAATTTTTCTAAACCAGTTAAATACTTCATTTATTGAAAGCAACCATTCATAAGCCCAATCACCTAATTTGTATAGATATGAACTTATTGGATATTTTGTCAACAAATCAAATTGGTGACCATGCATCACCAAATACTTTTTTCCATTTGAAGAAACGTAATCAATTCTTTCATGTAGGAATATATTGCCAAAAAGTTCATGGTCAATGAATTTGGATAAAAATTCATCATGATTTCCATATATGTAATGAATTTTTGTTCCTTTGCGGGATAATTTTAAAAAACATTCAATTATTTCCACATGTAAATTTTGTTTTTCAAAATTCATTGAGAAGGCTTGACGAAATCTCCATATGTCTATGATGTCGCCTACCAAAAATATTTCGTGAAATTCATTTTCTTTTAAAAAAGAAAGAATTGTTTTTGCTTTTGCTTTTTTAGAAGCAAGATGTAGATCAGAAATAAAAACTGTCTTATAATGCATCTACAAATATGTAGAGCATATTTTAAATGATCCCTAGGGGATTCGAACCCCTGTTATGGCCTTGAAAGGGCCGTGTCCTAGACCGACTAGACGAAGGGACCAGTTCACTCGTACTTAGCCTTGATTTCAAGAGCAAGGAAAGCAACAATCATTCCAACTACGCTTCCGACCACAGCACCCTCATAGTTCTTGTGGAATACAAAACCAACTAAGTTGATGGCAAGGAGAATGAGCATGGGAACCATAAGTTTGCTTAGAATCTGTTTCATATTTTACTCTTTTCTAAAAGTGTTCTTAGTAAGTATAGCAGCAATTCCAAGAATTGCAAGAACTCCTGGTGCAGGAACATCAGGAGGCTCACAATCGCTTCCATTCAATTCGGTAGAAACCTGCATACAGACGCTCTCAATGCGATCATGGGCAACAGGAATGAACATATCCTGATCCACCGTCTGAACAGTCATTACGAGCCTTCCACCGTTGAAGATCTTATGGACCCAAAATCCGTCAAAAGATCCCATGAAGTATTTATTTGCAGTTTCAGGATAATTTGAAACCGTATTGTTTGAAATAGATTCGTTGATGGGCTCTGTGATCGTAAATTGAGTATCGAACACAAGCCTATCGGTGAAGGTGACTTCCTGATAAATTGCTCCCTGATACTCGGAGCGAGAGAAAGTCTGACCGTTTGAATTATAGATTGTAGATGTAGGTACGATAGCCATTTTATTTTCTATTCTTGTAAGCGAGTTTAATATCTTCGATAATTTTATCTGCGATTACTTGCCATCCATCCACAGCAGTCAAATCTTCACATGCTTCAACAGTCACAGCAAAATTTATTTCAATGTAGTTGCTGAACATCTTTTCACGAACCCACCAAACATAAGGTGAGTTTCTAACTCTATCAATTTCTCCCTTGAGATTGTAATACTCAACCTCATCAAGACATTTCATTTGTCTCTTGTATTTTGGTTCGGGAGCAGTGTAAAATTCTTCATCGTTGCACATTAAATTTGTCCTTTACGAAACAACTCATTATTTGAATCGGCTTCCATCTTTGCATGGTCATCGTCGCCAACAAAGAATTCCTCCTTGAAGCAATCCCAACCACGCCGATTCGCAACTTGATTTGCCGTGCATGGTGGTGATGGTGAAGGACGATACGCTTCATCCCTGCACACCTCCCGCCTCGCCTCATCGCGCTCCCGCTCCAACTCACAGATCCTTGCATAACCGTGAGAAATTATATTAATAACTTCGGGACTGAGACACCAGTTCTTGGAAAGTAGACGCAGTTCGCTTGCAACGTCTTCAGGCTTTATCTTCTTCATGGCATCATATTTCTGTTGTAGGGGATGTATTCATCCTTCGCACACTCAGAGCAGAGAGTCTTAAGCCAGAAGCCACCCTTTGAGACATGGACGACTCCGCGCTTTGCACAAACTTCACAGACATTGGCACTCTGCTCCTCTGCGTAGTTGATACAATCCCACATTGTTTCATCGACTTCACCATTCACATAGAACCGCAGAGTTCCAAACTTCTCCTTGATCTGATCTATGCGGAATGGAAATTCACAGTCAATAAACTTCTCAGGATTGGCAGCAAGGTGATCTTCAAGTCTCCCAAGAAGAACATGAATAATTTTGTTCCAACCGGGCTGGATCTCAATCCCATACATACAGCACCCCTTGTGCTTGAAGCACAGAGGATACTGTTTCTCAAGATCCTCAAGAACGAGGGTATGCTTCTCCATCACTTACCTGCGGTGATCGTGATCTTGCCTGCCATCAGAATGGCCGATACAGCCATCATCAGAGCACCCGACATCAGAATGGCAACCATGGCAACATCAACCATTGCACCCAATACGCCCTTGTAAGGGAATACCTTGAGGATCATGGGCTGCGGGTTGGACTTGACGGCGACCTTCTTCTTTGCAATTTTTTTAGTCATAGCGATTCCTTTTTTCAATAAAGTAGATGATTAGATCCCCCACAAATATGGTTATCACAGGAAGAAACACACAAAGAGCAAACCAGTAAATTTGTGGGGGATGTTGGTCCATTCGACTGTCAGAGTATACACCTCAGACAAACAAAGTCAAGATTCTTCTTCAGCAAAAATTTGATTAACTTTTGCCTTTACAACTTCAAACAATCCCATGGTTTCATCGACAATCTTCACCCTGTCTTCACGGGTGGTATACTTGGCCAATTCTTCACAGGGATTGTCAATCTTCTCAAACCACTCATCGACCTCAAAGTCAAGAAGATCGTATAACTCAAACAACTGAGATTCGGTGAATTCCAGAGTATGAATGGGTTTGTTTTCCATAACCAGAGTATACCCTACCCAGCCTCAAAGTCAAGCCATAAATACTCATATGAACAGAAAAAGTTTCAAACAATTTTTAGAAAATTATGATGTTTACCTAGACAAGCCAATGGGATTCAAGAAGCCCGAGGACACCGAGCCAGCCGAGGAAGAAACCGACGAATCCGTGGCCCAAGAAGAAAACGCCAACGAAGTAAGAAAATGACAAAATTTATTCCTTACATCTTCGCAGCAATACTTCTTTTCACCCCCAGACCAAGCCTAGGTCAAACTTACATAGTCCCCATAGACGATATTCTCATGGAGATTCCCTACTTTACCAATGCACCTGAATACAACTTCAACAACGGAATGCAAGGTAATCTTCCAATAGGAAACTCTACCAAGCAACCAAGAAAGAAAGTATCGGAGCAAGAGATACTAGACCTAGCATGGATGTTATACCCAAATGCAGAGAATATTAGAATATGGAATAAGAAATTAATAATAAAATTTAAGGACTAAATAATTTTATGCACTACCTAGCAAACTACTACAAGAATCTATCCGAGCAACTTCAGGAAAAAGTAAATTTTCTTGAGATTCAATTAAACGAATACCAAGTGCGCTCCGGTGAAAAAGACGGAAAGAAGGGTATGTTTTATGGGACTAAATTTGTACCTAATCAAGAAAGACCAACAAATACAATTTCTCTGAGTCCTTCACCAACTACGATTCCAAATCGTCGTATTTTGTCCCCGGATTCCCCGGAAAGAAATCCAAAAAACCCCTTTGGACCACCAATTGGCCGTGAAGGAGAAGAAGGTTATTGGGAACCCGATAGATCATTGGTAGGACCAAATTACAAACCCCAAGACAGATGGATTCCCGGCAAAAGAAAGCCAGCAATAGACAAAAGTACAGGAAAACCAATTAAACTATTTGAACCACGTGTAGATAAAAATCCAAAGCCAGCAAGCCCCGGAATCCCAATGTTCCCGGAAAGAAAGCCACTAATTGGAAAAGTACCCATGTTGGGCGATACTGATGCAATCGATATCATGCCAAAGCCAGATATGGATGCCATCAATGTAATGCCAAAGCCAGATATGGATGCAATTAATATAACCCCCCAAAGACCCGGTTATAATATCAATAAACCAAAAATTAAGAGATTTGGTGATTCTGGACCAAAACTTCCTCTTGCTCCAATAAAGCCTCAAGGATCACAAAATCAAAATACTGCAACAAATATAGATTTTCGAAACTATGAGCCAATAAAGCTTATACAGAATGAGCGGGGTAAATTTAAAGAATTGTAGGAGTGAGAGGGGTAGAAGATTTTAGAGAATATTTGAGAATATTAGAGTTAGTGACCATGCACCAGACACCCCTCAGATCGTCTTTAAACGCTCTGTAAGCCATTTTAAGCCCTCAAAGGCCCCTAATGACCTCCCAGACCCCCCTTGGCCTATATCCTGTCCTATATGTCAAGCAATTTCTTAAAATTTTTTAAGAATTTTGAGAATTTTTGACAATCTCAGAGACCTTAGAGTTGCTTTGGGGGTCCTGTCCGACAATTTTCTCATTTTTATGACAATTTCCTGCATAGGGGTTGCCAACCCCATCCCAATCCCGTCCAGTGTCTTCGCATGCCAGCCATTCGAAGAGCAGATGAAAGCGTTCATTCATTTTATTCAAAATTTTAGAGATTCTTTGAGTTCTGTCCATGGTATGTCCGTACATTATAGCTCAGAGGCTGGATCCTGTCCAATAATTTGTATCCCGTCCGAGGGTTGGGAGGATCCAGGTGCACTGGGAGCTCCCCCCAACCCCTGATAGTTGTCTCCCCCCTCAAAAATTATTAATTATCTTTGAGTCCTGTCCGGTCCTGTCCCAGTGCACCAGGTGAACTGGGAGACCACGCCATGGCCCCATAATTAATGAAATAAATGTATGCAAAGACCAGACCGATAACCAGCAGGATCGGAAGTCCGATAACCAGTATACCATGTACAGTCCGATAAGCAATCGATAAGACCCATAACCAGAGACTGGGGGACGTAGAGTTATCGGAAGGGACCAGCATGAGTCCTATAAGTATACTCTACGTATGGGGGTTGTCAAGTGATCACTGCACAAGTCCGATATCCAGGAGCTCTGAGAGTCCTGGATCCGATAAGAAAGATATTAAATTATTATTGGGGACTTTGGGGGCTTTGCGGGCTATTACCTGGCGGGTTTATATTCACCTTTGAGAAGTTTGAGGAAATTTAAGGTCCATCCCGTCCCATCCCGTCCGGCTACTATCAGGGAATCAGATCTGGGGAAAACCACCCCAGATCTGATAGTAGCTCAAAGAATACAGAACCCCCGGACTGGCTCTCTCCTTCCAGTCCAGGGGCTTCTGCATTGCTTACCCTATCCCTTACCTCTTGTACTTCTTCTTGTTGTACTCCTCCCAAGTCAGTCCGAAGGGCAGGCGGTAGATCTTCTCGTCCTCGTCACGGAGGGGCTGACCCGCCACGATGTCCACATACTTGGAGAGGAACACGCGGCTGCTGTTGCGCTTGCCCATCGTCTTGACGAAGGTGTTCTTCACCTTGACGAAGGAACCCTTCTCCACGATGGCATCCTCGTCGCTCACCACCTTCATGCTGCGGATGAGGAAGAACGCATCGTATCCGGGGTAGGTGGACTTGGGCAGGATCAGCGCACCGCTTTCGTACTGCTCCGAACACGCATCGTATCGGGGGCTGTCTCCAAGCGAGTCATA